ATAACCGTGTTCACGCCCCAATCGTCGCGCTTGATAGCCTCGCCTGCGAGATAGGATCGTGTCGCGTTGGTCTGAATGGCCATCCTTGCATATGTGTCAACATTGACCCTTCTGCCGTTGCTGTACTCGATACAGTTGATGCCGGAGCGAGAAAGTCCTTCGTTGCCATGTCAACCGCCTGCTCGTATGTCAGTGCTCCTGTACTGTATGCCGCTCCGGTGTTGTAGATAATCTTCCGGTACTGGTCATTGGACATTCGAAGCATCGCATACTCTGCACGCTTCATATCATCTGTCTTGGCCTTAACAAAAGCCTGCATCCGTTCCTCGTTGATTGAGAAGAACCTCTGTGACAGCTGTCCGACCTGTGCTCCGGTATCAGCAACCTTATAACCTTGCTGTATAGCCTTGAGGATTTTGGTCTCCTGTGACATCTGTCCGAGTTCGTTGGCTTTCTCAGAGCCTTGGCTATCTGGTCGTTGATGGTCGAGAAGTAAGGACCCAGCAGCTCCTCGTTGTGTCTCCGGTACTCGTTAAGAGCCTTGAGTTGAACAGCCTGCCACTGTGCATAACTTAAGCCTTCTTCGTCTTCTGTTATGCGGTGTCGCTTCATGTTGCGAATCATGGACTCGATGAGATACTCCTCAACCGACGTCAGCGCGGTTATGAGGTCGTATCCGTCATTGTTTGCCATATTTCACATCTCCATTGTCAGAACCCGAAGGTTCCTTGTTCCTCCACCGGTTCTTTCGTAAGTCCTGTCTGTTCCTTGATTCTTTCTACCTCGCCATCCTTCCAGATGCGGTCCTTGCTGTCTCCCCATATCTCCTCGACCTTTGCCTCAATGGACATCGGGGTGTTCGGGTTGCTCATGGTCTCAACCACAGCCTCGAACGACGGGTTAGCATACTCGCCGAAGTTGATGTTCACATCCTGCGGTTCAGGTGCTTTGCCTGCTATCTCGTCCATCATCATGAACACGGCGTTGACCACGTCCTGAAGAACAGGAGTAAGAGCCTTGAGCACGTTCTGCCTCGTGTACAACGTGGTCTTCTCTTTCTCTCTCTGCGCTTCGGCGTTATCCATCTTCTTGACGTCAATGCCGAGCGTCGAAGGCGACACAAGACCCTGTAGAGCAAGGTCCAATGCCGTCATGTATGTGTTCAAGTATTCACTGCTGCGGAACTCCGGCTGTGTCACTGTGATCTGATTCTTTGCGTTCTCGCTCATGTCTGTGCCAACCGCTATGAACTGGTTGTCGAACGAGTTCGGGCGCATCAGTCTACCGGAGTCAGGGTCTCTTGGAATGAGCACATCCGGGATGTACTTGGTAGGTCTGCTTGTACGCATAGCCTGCCACATCTGGGAGTATGCTTCATCCAGAGCATCGAAGTTGTCTATCTTCTTGTCGTAGATTGACTGACCTCTGCCCTTGAACTTGGAAGACGGTGACAACATGAACGGTGCGGCCAACATATAGTCTCCGAACTGCGCCGTCTTAAGGTCAGCCGTCTCAGGAAGAGTAGAAAGCGACACCTCTGTGTCTGTTCCTTCCTTGAAGAGGTGGTATTCAACCGCACCCTTGCTGTATCTCTCCTGAAGCACATACCTCTGATTGTTCTGCTTGTAGTGAGACAGGAACGTCACAGCGACTATCCTGCCCCTCTTGTACTCGAAGTCACAATCCACGCCCGAATACCACTCGATAATCGGATACTGCGAGATAGACGGGTCGAGCGATATCTTGAACGCACCGTCACCTATTACGAGCACATCCTTGACCGCCTTCTCAACAAGCCTTGTCCAGTTGTTCTCTGCGGCAACCGTGCTCCACAGGTCGTCTCGCTCGTTGTTCTCGAACTCCAGGTCGTTCATATCCGCTATGCAGATGTTGGCTATGGAGTCGACTATCAGGGCGGGAATGCCTGTGTGCATCTTCCGCATATCGAACCCCTTGCTTGACCTGGCACACCAGAATCGACCTGTATAGTCAGTGGTCTGTCTGTAAAACGAATCCAGGTCATGAGCATCACCGCCGTACCAGATCATGTTCTTGAAGGCGTTCGAGTGAAAGTCAAACTCTGCCTTGATGTCAAACGTGCGTCTGTCAGCAGGCTCAATTCTCAGGAACGACCTGAACGCAGTCCTTAGTCTGTCGCTTATGCTCATTTACTTCCTCCGATTTCCTTCTTGAAGGGTAGGAACCCGTACTGCACACTGTTAATCATGTGGTCGTTGCCGTCCTCGGGCTCGTTGTCCTTCTCTTCTTTCCAACTGTAAGCCTCCAGTTCTCCGATATAGGTCTTGCACGTGTCGACAACAAGGAAGTTGTCGTGCGCAAACCATCCGAGCTGGAGGTTGATTCTGTCTATTATCTTGGTCTGCTTCCAGGCGGCCACATAGTTGTAAGCCGAACCGTGCTGCCGTTTGTACTTCTCGCACTCCGTCAGCGTTGCCTGGTCAGCCGAGTCAATGAATATGTTCCTCGACACACCCCACTTGTCTCCGCACCTCTGCGCAAAGTCTGTCAGGTTCTGTACCGTATCGGACGGAGCGAGCGGGACTGTGAGGTTTGCGTTGTTGTAAACATGCTCCTCAAGCACTATCCATCGGCCTCTGTTGGTCAGGGCCGCAAAGGACATTGCTATCGTGTCGGGTGACTTCTGGGAGTAAGCCGTGTCACATCCGATGGAGAACTTGACGAACCATTCGCTCTGTTTGCGTTGGTCCTCAATCCTGTCTTTCCGGATGAACTCTCTGGCATCCGCCTCGGTTATCACGTGACGGTCTCTGTCGAAGTTCACAAAGACAAGGCCTGTGCATTTACCGCGCAGGCCCTGAATCTTGTTCTTGTATAGTTTGGTTCCCTCCGGTGCATCCGCTATCTTCTTGGCAATCATGTCCTCGGTGAGGGAGAGGTTGTCGCGGAAGGTGAAGAACCAGTACTTCCATCTCGGATGTTCAGGTTCCTTGTAGAGTTCCTTCAGGATGGAAGGCGGTACATCCTCAATGTACTTCTTATCCGGCCTCGCCCTGTTGATGATCTCTGTGTCCTCCGGGAGAGCGGGGTTATCCGGGTTGAGCGTCGCCATGAGGTACTCGTTTCTGACGGATATCTCTCGCACGAAGTCAATGTTAGCCGTGTTAATCTCGTCAATGAACACGCAGCCGAATTGCGAACCCAGTGCGTTCTCCCACTTGTCTTTGTTGTCGTAGCCGAGGATGAAGATTATCTTGTCCTCGAACTTCACGTGCGGGAGTTTGTAATTGCTGTCGCCGTTGCCGTAGTATGTCGCGTTCTTATGCAGGTCGAGGATGCCGTTGTCCTGCTGCAGGATGTTCTTCTCAGCCGTGCCCGTTGTTCTGGATGCGATAACGTGCAGTTTCTTCTTGGAACGCGACACCATGAGCATGAACTTGATGCCTGCTCCGACTGTGGTCTTTCCCGAACTTGTCGTGCCTTGCTATTCCAGGAAATCAGCATCACAATCCGTTGACATGATGAAGTCTCTGTACTTCTGGCTCAACGGGAACTGATTTCCAGTCATAACAACACCCCCATCTTAAATCGTACTCTGGATTGCTCGTTCTGCCGTTTAGGTAATTCCATACAGTTTGGTGTCAATTCCTAATTGTTCAGCGGCATCAACCTTGGATTTGAAACGGGCTACGAACTCACCATCTCGATACATATCAACACATTTACAACAGGCTGCTTGAGCACATTTAACATTTTCCTTGCACTTGGCAGCATACTCAGGCTTTGCTTTGTAAGCATGTTCACTGTTTTCTTGTGCTGTACACCATTCAAGATTGTCAACATTGTTGTTTGTCTTGTCACAATCTTTATGGTTTACATACGTTTTCCCTTCTACTGGCGGGAGAAACGCCTCGGCAACAAGTCGATGGACAGAACGAACACTCGGTTTTTCGTACTTAATCAACCCCGTTCTAAGGTTGACTCTCAAATAGCCGTTGCTTGCCAGTCTCTGACTGAGAGTTTTCCCAGTCATGTTGTTTTTGACATTTCCCAGGTTGGATACCGAGTATCTCGGGAATTGTTTAATAACTCTGTATTCTTCCATAGTTGAATCCTCCAACTTTTTATGCGCTCATTCATCGAGACACTCACCGCCCTCCTCTGTCAGTTGCGATATCACATCGGCAAGTTTGCTCGAAGTGTTGAAGTTCACATTGTGTTCTGCCTCGACCTTGTCCCTCCATAACTGTGGGGCTCTGTTCTTAAGCCAGAATATCTGTGCGGTCGTGTCGGCCTTCCCGGTCTTGATGACGCGCTTGGTAACGACCATCTCATACTGACCTGTCTTCTTGTTGAACTGTCTCTCGGAGGTCTCCTCTATCGACTCAATGCCCAGAGCATTGTTAAGAAGTGCCTGCTCGACCTTCTTGTCGACCTGCTCTTTATTTTCTTTTAGGGCCTCGAAAATCTCGCAATACTTGTTCTTCCAGTTGTAGAGCGTTGCGACATTGATATGCATCTTCGCGGCAATCTGCTCATCGGTCAGGCCTTCACGTGCCCAACCCTTGAGGAGATTCAGTCTGTCCGGCTCAAGCCATTCGTGGTATTTACCTTTCGCCATGGCTTATCACCTCCTTTGTTCAGTTGCTACTCCAATGCAAGCCATGCTCCTTGTATATTTCGTTAAAGTCTTCAAAGTCGTGGGGTTCAACGTAGAAGTTACCCTTCTCGTCAATGCCCACGTGTTTCAGTTCGTGCCACAGCAATATCTTGTACTGCTCATCCGTGAACTCCGCCTCAACACAGTTAAGTTCGTAGACGATTATCACGAAATCGTGAGGACAGTACACCTTCCAGATGTCCGGTACCTTCTTGCACTCACCGAAGACAACCTTCGGGCCTTTGCGCTTCTTCTTGAAGGACTTGAGGAATCCGATGGACACCTGTGCGTTCAGAAGTTCCGGAAGTCGCTGTCGCATGACCTCGAATCCCTCTTCTGCGTATTCCTCGCTCATTACGTAGTCTTCATCCATTTGTCACGATTCCCTCTGTGCTGCCATGTTATACTCTTGGTCTGGGTGTACCCGGACTATAGGCGGTTGTCCTCCAACATCTCCGATTCTTCGGAAGTGAGGAGGTGAGGCTTATGAGTGATTTTGAGATAATCAGCATCGTTCTTACGATTGCCATCTTGATAGTCGCTGTCA